TATGATAAAATATTGTTATAATAAAAACATACAGTATTGCCGGTTTCCATATTTCAACTCCACACAAAAACATAACTAAAATTATTGAGTACAGTATTGCATTAATCAAATTTACATATTTCATATATTCATTCTCCCTCTTCAAGCTTAATATCCAGTTCCGCAGCTAATTGATGTGATTCTTCTATTAAATATTTACACTCCTCAATAGTACAATCGGCTTCTGAAATTCCCTGCTTATTGCCCCACATATCTAAAATCATTGTTCCGTTCTCATCCTCAAGTATTGGGAAACCTCTATCAATTGCGTGTTCTTTGATGTATTTCTTTATGTCATCAAATGGCTGTCCGGTTAAAGTTGCGATTTGTTGTACATGTCCATTCAGGTGATGTGACTGTGAACCTTTACCAGTTGACCGTGGCCTTTTTGGTGGAGATAAAGAAAGCGATATAAAACCGCCTCTTTTCTCTACGCAATATTCAAGCAATTGTTTTTTGTATTCCTGATATGATTCAGGTATTATCAAAGATAATTTGTCATTCTTTAATAATACCTTACATGTTACTTTTAAGGCTTTCATAGATCAATATCAATCGGGGTTAGATTATCACCCCGTTTGTATAGTTCTACTTTTATCCTGGCAACGCTCCATTCCGGTCTCTTCTGTTCTTCCATTCGGTTCCTGTTATGGACAAACTTCGATTCATAATAACCATAGATCTGATATGCTTTTCTTTCCAGTGTTGAATCCTTCGATAGAATTTCTTGGATCCGTTCGCTATTCTCATCAGGCAACATCATCTGTAACCTCCACTTCTTCTACTTGATAGATAGAATCAGATGCACAGTCACCAAGCAATTCAATTATGTGATCATCCCTAATACAGTTTAATCCTTTTCTGAAGATACAGCCATCACAGGCAAACACTGAATTATTGTTAACTAGTATTATAGCTTTCATTTATTACCACCTTTATCTATTGTTAATTTGCATCTATTGATCATATGTGCTGCATCATCAAATGTTGACAGACCATATCCTAGCAATTCATTGATTGCAGTTATAGCCTTTTGGCTTGATTCTGATCCTACCTTATCAAGCTTTACAATCTGATCTTTTAAAGTTGACTTCTGGATTGATGTCATAAGCTTTGTGTTGGTTGCTGGTATCTGGGGCTTATTGACTGTCTGAGGCTTCACTGTCGTGTTATCCATGGTGTCTGCGTCTTTTGTATCATCTATGCAAAACAAACCGTTCAGTGAGTACTTGCGTGAATATGAGCTTGTCGCTCCTGTAATCTGTGCGGAGTCCATTCCTTTCTTTATCTCCGCTTCTCTTGCATATGCTGAGACTGAATGAGTACTACCATCAGGGAAAGTAATAGTTGATGTAGCTTTCACATAAAATCTATCACCTAGCATTATCATTTCATCTGATATTGTTAATAAGCATCCATGTGCTACACATAAAGGCTTTACAGCTTCCAGAATATCCTCACAGGATCTATACTTGTATTTACCGAAATTGTTGGTTTGTCCTTTTGGCGCTTTCAGCTCATTCTGGATTGCAATTAATTCTTTCATTCTCTACCACCTTGATTTTATTATATTTACAATATATTATTGTGCTTTACCACCGTGAGGCGCAATGTCTCACTCCCCGGCTCACCACCGGGGATTTTTTTACTTCTGACTTTCCTTTATCAGTCTTATCTGATATTCCATCCACGCAACATCAAGCTCTTTTGTTGACCTTGCAGAATGCTCTCTATAGAAATACTCTTTAAACTCAGCCCATAGAATGTCAATTAGTGATCTGCTCATTTTTACCACCTTGTGATTATGATACTAATGGATATAAACCGAATAGTCAAGTATTTATCGTACTATTGTTTATGTTTCTATTGACTTTGTTTAGATTAACTCTATAATGATACTTAGGAGGCATAACATATGCAGATTACAATATCAATCCCTGATCAGGCGTTTACTAAGATCTCAGAATACAGAGAAAAGAAATACCCTCACTTAAAGAAAGAATCCAGAATGATGTTACAGATTGTAATGGATAAGGTTAACGAGGAGCAGGATAAATGACAGTAAAAGAATTATCTGATTTCACAGGGAAAACAGAGAGAACTATTAGAACATGGATTTCAAAGGCAAATATTGAAGCAGTACCCAGTGAAGTTATTTCACAGGGTATCCCATGGGATTATTCAATAGATGATACTGAAGATATATTAAATGCTGGCTCCATGTCTAAGGATGCCGTGTGGATCATAATGGAGAATGCAAGAAAGCCGGTGGTAACAATAACAGAAGCCCCGAATCAGATGGATGTACTTTTAAGATTCATGGAACATCAACAGAACATCAATCAGGAATTTATGAAGACTGTGCTATCTGAGCTGAAAGGGTTTAAACATAAGCCTTTACAGATTGAACAGCCTAAACAAGATTATTTCTCATTGATCGGTTATACATCATTACATCATATTAAAACCAACTCATCAGAACTTAAAAAAATGGGTATGGATCTCAGGAAAATGGCTATCCAAACCGGAAAGGAATTACATAAAATTCCAGATGAGAGATATGGACAGGTCAATAGCTATCCTGTTGAAATCCTTGACGAATATTTTAGTGAATAGGAGTTAATTAAATGATACCAACAACATGGTTAACATTAATACAAGGTTTATGGCTTCAATCTGTTTGTGCTGTCTGTATGATTTACATAGTCAGTGCAACAAATAACATCTACATATGTGACTTGAAACATTCAATCAGGCTAACAGCAAGGCATAGATGGGATAAACGGGACTCAATGTATTTAGGAGATGAAAATGGCATACAATAAATATAGGAATAAAAAGACAACTATTGACGGTATAACATTTGATTCTAAGAAAGAGGCTTCCAGGTATTCAGAACTAATGCTTATGATTAAAGCCGGGGTTATCCATGACCTGAAAATGCAACCTAAATTCGAGCTATGTGGACCGGTCTTATGGAATGGGAAAAAGCTTCGAGCAAGATCGTATAAAGCAGACTTTCAATATTTAGACATGGATACTGGCGAAGAAATTGTTGAGGATGTAAAAGGGCATTTAACGGATGTGTATAAACTGAAGAGATCCATTTTCTTGACGTTGTATCCACAATACAAGTTTATTGAAACATAAAGGTGGTATTAAATGAATAATTACTATAAGGATCTAAGGCGCACTGAAATAACGATTCACGAAATGGTTGCAGGTGCTAACAACACAGCTAGAATAAACGGTTTGAATATTTCCAAATCAAATATTCAGTCTTTTGATGATATGATAAAGCATATTAAACTTGAATTAAAAGAGGTAAAGAAAGCAGAAAAACCATGGGTAATGAAAACTTATTCATCAACCGCTTATGATCCTAATTCTTTTGAAGCTGAATTAGCGGATATAGTTATCAGAATTGCCTCTTATTGTGGTCTTGAACATATTGATCTTGAGCGGGCTATAATTGAAAAGATGGAATATAACCAGACAAGGAATTACAAATGAGAAATAGGAAGAAAGAACAGAAATTAAAAGAGAAAACATCTGTTTACGGAATAAAGAACGTGAAGTACAGGGAGAATTAAAACAGGCTATGATTGATTTATATATTGCTATGGGTTTTTCTGTTGATCATGCGGTGAAGATGGTTTAGTTAAAAGCTCATTCCCTGCGCCTTGTACGCTATGCCGCCTGCCTAGTGGATTACGGGACAATGAGCTGGTTAATTAGCAAGAGCCGCCCTTATCTACAACTGTATGACATGTAGGGTTCTGTTCGTGGTATGTGTTACCGTCATTTGTGCCACTTGGCTGGAATCTCCATAACCCAACCGCATTTAATATATTTTGGGCTATATCATATGTAAAAACGCCCTCTGTACCTACTGGGATTGAGGCTTCCCACTGTCCGTCAGCCGTGTTTGTTGCGTTCCCTGGTATAAAATAATCAAAGAATGCTTGTTCCCCGGTTAAGTCAGTGACTACACCGCCTATCTTAAATACAGCAGTTAACCTCATCGGATCATTAATTACGCTTTCACTCATATATCACACCCTATTTCTATAGAATTTGTTATGTCAATATTAACATCAATTACATTTATTATATCACAAACAACTTGAATTGATATTAGCGGGAATACACCACCGGACATTATACCTGAAATGTTTATACCTATATTTACATTAGAAGTTAATTGGATCTTTTCTTGTATGTCCTGTGTTCCGTTGATCTCAATACCCATTGAGACATTACCGGTTAATGCTATAACTCCGCCCAAGTCTTGAACACCATCGGCAGTAATTCCCATTGAAACATTGCCGATTAATGGAATAACGCCGCCTAAATCCTGGACACCATCAACATTAATTCCCATTGAAACATCAGCAGTTAGATCTATTTTCCCTTGAATATCTTGAACACCATCAACAGACATTCCAAAATCTACATTTCCTGTCAGTGCAACAACACCCGGGTCAACTATATCTAGTATAATTACTTTATTTGGTGCTGATACGTCGGTAATCGGTGATAAGTCTAAGGCCCTTACATCATAACCCATTTGCACCATGTGAGATAAACCAATTAAAAGGTTTCCAGGTGCTTGATAATGATATGAGCTTGCATCACCATCAGGAAAGCAGACGACATCATATGTAATTTCTGTTACAAGTTCCTTTATCTCTTTATCAGACCTTGACATGTGGACTGTGATGCCTTCACCGGCTAACGTTGCCAATGCCCCTTGTAGTATTCCATTATATTCTAGCGGCTGTTCCCATACTCCCCAATTTCTGAAAGGCTCTGCTTCTCTACGGAATGAATAAGCTGTTTCATAGTGTATTTCCGCTAAAGGTGAATTGCTGGAAATATCCCTCATTGTAGCGAGAAATGTAGTCTCAAAGGCGGCCGCAGTTGTTTGTCCTGGATTATCCTGTCCACCGGACTCCTGGAAAATTACCTTAGAATATGTTGATCTATTGGAGTCTGATAGATATCTCTGTCTTGATTCTTCTAATGAAGCGCCACCAACGCCATCTTTATAGACTGTTGCATCATTTTGCAATAGTGCAATTACAGCATTAGGTGAATTAGAAGGTGGATCTGCTACAACTCCATTGGTTTCTGAATCTCCAAAGAATGCCCATATAGGTAAAGCTATAGTATCTTGAACACCATCAATCTGAATTCCAAGATTTACATTACCTGTTAGTTGTATATTCCCTGAAAGTGTTTGTGTCCCGTCTACTGCTATTCCAATAGATACATCACCAGTAAGAGCAATTACTCCACCAGATACTGGAGGTTCAAGAGCTGAAAATCCAGGTGAACCTGTAGCGGAAAATGTAAAATTCCCTTGATCATCTACAATATCGGCTACTAACGGAAGGTATGTTCTTAAATTTATATCAGCTATTCCCAGTTCATTGGGCAATATTCCCGATGCAAAATCAGATATGTTCTGAGCTGAAAATGCAATGTCAAAAATAGCTATATGGGACAATAAACCATCAACGAAAGATGACCGTGAGCTGTCACCTGTTGCACCGATTGTTGTTCTTGTGAAGTCGTTCGGGGTCTGGTTATCTGTGTTCTGACCTACACTGCCGCCGTCAATATAAGCTCGCCTATCTGTTGAACTATTAAAGACACCGACAACCGAGTGCCACGTATCAATAGAATATCCAGTTGTCGTTCTGGCGTGCTCTGTTCCCCCAGCACGAGAAAAGGCATCGATAGGGAATCCCGCTGTTAATCCTTGAGCCTCAAGCATCAACCATTCTGATGTTGAACCACCATTGAAAACACCAACAATTTGATGGTTTGCCGATTGGTTAGCTATCCTTATCCAACCGCAAAAAGTAGCTGGATAAGTTGTAATTACGGCTGAGGCTGTTTCAATAAATTGGTCAACACCATTTAATAATAGAGACATTTAAAACCTCTTATGATACGTAAGTAAAAGTTAAAGCTCCAATGTCAAACTCTGCGGGATCTCCTCCACTTGTGACCTCTGCTCCTGTGAATGAATCTGAAACGGCAATAAAGTTCCCGCTTGTGATTGCATCATAGAGACCAACGGCTGCAGGGGTATACGTTGCAATCGGGGTTGCAAACGTTATTTTTGCACCGTTCGACTTTACCCTTCCGGTGGCGTTTGGCCAGTTTGTGTTACCTATACGGGGTTCATTCGCAGGTGTTCCACCTGATCCATTATTATCTGGTGCAACTGTAAATAATTGTGAAAAATACTCTGTGCTGTTTGGGATTATTGCATCTAAATGTGTGTTTGCTGTTGTATCTAATACACTCATATTAATCTCCTATCTAATTCTAATAATCGCCGGTTTAATCGCCGGTAGTGCTGAATCTATTTTAAAAGTCTGTGGTATTCCATCTATTGTTATTACATCACCCTCAATATCTGAGCGAAGCCACTCTGAAACAGTCCACATATCAGGTTCTGTGAATGTTTTACCCCTCACTAATATAGCAAAAGACCCATAGATCTCAAGCCCCTGTAAATCAACTAAATATTCAAGATCTGCTGTGTCACCTAGAATGATGATCTCATCAAGTCCCATCTGTATCCCGATCTCATGAAGATCTGATTCTCCGTTCCATGTTACAGTCTGGGGAGAATCTACTCTATTTTGAGAGCAAGCCAACACTGGTAATAATACCAGTGCTGTTAATAACAAAATGCGTTTCATTAGTCTGCTATCTTTGTTACTGCATACCCAAGCGCCCCCGCAATTGCAACCACAAGAGCTGATACAGTGGAAACCCATGGAGGCAATGATGTAAATGCAACGATCATGATATTAGTGAATAGTCCTAAAACACATGAAATTATTCCTGCTATTCCTGCTTTCTGTCTGTTTGTCATTCGTTCATCCTTCAAAATCTTTTTTTATTCTGCGTAATTCATCTATATAATATTGTACTGAATCCCACCCATCTGCAGCGTAGTTTTTCAGATCTACAATATAACTGGCTAATATTTTAAGATCTTCTTGTGATACTAAATAATTACTCTCATCAATTGCTGTAAACGTCCATGGTTCATGAACCGGCTCTATCTCTATAGTAGGTTCTATAATAGAAGGGACAACGTAAACAGTAGTTTTACAGGCTGTTAACGAGAAGAAGAAGCTCGTCGCCAGTAGCATTATTAATATTGTTTTTGACTGTTTCACTCTCTACCTTCCTATTATTTAGTTTCACAATTAAAGCCTTATAGTTCTTCACATTTGCAACCATACTATCATGCTCACGTTCTGCAAAATCAAGTTTAAACTTCAGTGATTTATTCTTCTTAACTAATGATCGTATCCAGAAGAACGCCACCACTACTACACATATTATAGCACATATTAAATATATCATTCATTAGAACCTGATACAGCATTTCCTACAATCCGTTTTGCGGAGTTTGCTGTTAGTATTGCGATGCCTGCAGTTCCCCAATATGTTGCTGCTTGCATTGCTTCTTGAAAGTCTATTGCTTTGATAAATCCTAGAATCGTTAATACCATTGCAAAGCCTAAACAAATATAACCTGTTAATTTCATCTTCTGCACTTTTGGCGTTTCTAACATAATTTCCCCTTTGTCATTTTATCACACTTCAAAGCCAATTAAAATATAATTACCATACCCTATGTCTGTACCTGTTTTAATGACAGTTCCAGCACAAGATCTATTCCAATATATATCAAAACTAGTATAGCTTTTATTTTTAGGGTATACATCATACCCAGGATGTAGAATTAACTTCCCGAATTGGTCTTTGTATTCAGGATCACAGTAATAAGAAGATATAGATATATCAGTGTCGAATAGTTCTTTGTCGATAAATAAGGCTCTTTGTCTTGCGTGCTCTCGGGATGGTTCAATCTCTGATAGTCTCCATATGTATTGATGAGTGTTTTCTATAATGTCAAGATGTAAGTGAGCCCCTGAGGATTTGCCAGTATTGCCCATTATCCCGATGTTGTCACCACGGGTAATAGTTTGACCTGTTCTGAATACCGGAACAGATCCCAAATGGCCATATTTAGCAGTGTATTTCATTGACCACCTCTGCTTTCATTAACCAGCCACTCAAGGTTTGCTTCTATCCCGAATAGCCTGGCTTGTACATCAATAACAACAGGTTTTATTACATCTAGCTCTTTTAATAATGCTGTATCCGCACTTTCCCTAGTATCTATTTCATTGGCTATCATAGTCTCAAGCCTTGTGTCTGTGGCTTCCATTTGAGCTTTCCATGTAGCAAATGTAAATGAAGCTGTCACAACGAAGCCGACTAAAATGACAAAGTTTATTATGCCTAAAGATATCTTTGTCTTTTCGTTTAACAAGAAAGCCCCCAATTTCACATTTATCCCTCTTCTCTAATATTATATAGTATATCATCGCACACATATAGCGCAATATAAACTATTATCATGTTAGTGGCATCTGATACAGCTGCACCGTGAAATATACAACCAGCTACTATAACCATTAGTGTAACAAAATAAAGCATACAAGAAAATAATATATTATTCGCAATCCTTTTAGCGAATAGAAGCAAAACCACTCCACCAGCTATAGTATTAGTATGTGGATCTGTATCATATATTGATAAAACCCCAAACAACATTAAAATAAAACACATATAATTATTGCTTTCTAGTAAAGCTAAAAGTAATGTGCCAACACCTAAAACACCAACATATAGGACATACTCATAAATAGGTGCATTATCAACTATACAGTAAAATAGGTTTGTAAAAGTTGAAAATACACCAGCGGCTATAAGTATATACTTAAATACTACTATTGGTTGCTCTTTGATGGTTGGCAAAAACCTCAATCCCTACTCCAAAAACTCATCGTACCGATCTCAGGATCAGCACCGGCAGACAACAAAGAAGCCTGTTCTTCCAGTGTATCGTCTCCGTGTTCTTTCTCTCTATGCATTGCAATTACATAGCCCAGATCTGTTATTACTGATTCTACAGCTGCAATTATTCCAGCTGCTGCCCTGTCTCTGCAAGTTACAAAATCTTCTTGTTTCAGAAAGTCTTTTTCTGCTTTCTCTTTCTGGAAGACTCCCTCGAATTTCTTCTCGAATTTGTCTGCTAATGCTTTTGATAATTTCATTATGTACTCCTAATTTATATTATCTACTCTTTTAAAAAGAATATGATTTCCACTGTAATGCTTTATTTTTGTTATCTCCATGGCCCAGTGGCTATCCATCCAACTTTCGGGTTTGCTGATGCGTTTGATATTCCATTCCATAATATTAAACTTCCAATAGCCACGGTTTCACCAGAACTAACTCTTGAGGCGGAGACAATACTAACACTTTCGGCAGAAGGGGCCATTCTAGCCGGGACTGAATTAAATGATTTCCCATAATTAAAAAGAACAGATCCTGGAGAATTTCTAAACATACCCTCATCAGCTGTGGTAACTGCAACCCCTGAAAAATCCGAAACCCCAGTTATTTCCATCTTGTTATACTTAAATTTAGACCACACACGATCAGTTTCTGTGCCACTATCCGCAATTAGTCCACTATCCTCATACTCATCAACTTGCCAATTACTACCATCTGATTCTAATGAAATAGACCCGTCCCCTTCTCCTATCCATATAGTAGCAGCAACACCGCCAATAGTTGCTGCGTCTGAAACGGTAAAAGAAAATGTATATGTACCGTCTCCGCCTGTCCAATAATATGTTTTTCTTTGTACTTTTCCGGTTATGTTTGGCAGCCCTATAACTGTGTTAGCAGATGATATATCATAAGATTCTGGTAGGCTTACATGATACCCAAGAGCAACCCATGATTCCACACCGTCACCGATTTTAACGTTTCCTGTATCTGTCTCTAAGCACCATTCACCGGCTAACGGCGTAGGGTTGTTACTTGTCCAGTTCGCCGCTGTATCTCTTCTTTCTTTTCGTGCTACTGTTCCAATCTGAATACCCATTAGGACACCCCTCCATCTATATAATCGTAATCTGTTGTAGAACTACCGCTTTCATAATATCCGTAATCCGTTGTAGAATCACCACCATCGAAATAGTCAAGATCTGTGAAATCTCTGAAATATACAGCTTCAATTGTATTATCTATTTCGTTGTAATCAGTGATTTTATATATCCCGTTGTTAAATATTACCTTTTCTACGCCATTTATACAACGTATTACCGGGAATGTTACAAAATCTGCTACTCTCGCCTTAAAAGGAATAGTCCTGTTAATCGTAACCATTCTAGGTACATTTACAAATCGTTCATAATATAAATCATATATACTGGATACATCTGCTGGGCTATTCAGGTTAACGTCAAAAACCTGGTCAACCGCGTTCCGGTTCTCGTCAATTGCCTCTTGTAATAAACTATCATCATAGTATGTTTCACTAAGATCTGTTCTGTAATTATGATTGTAATTTACTGATATTGTTTTGATTGTATCTGTTCTATTATTATTCCATGCAGGAGGATTGTCTATAATCTGATAGTTAGATATTTCCTCTACTGACTCACGAGCTTTATTCGATTCCCTCATAGATAAAACTGACCCTTGCTGGAAGAAATCAATCTTAATGTCATCACATAGTTTTTCTATTACTTCTATTAGAGTGTTCCCTGTCCCGTCTACATAAACATGGGTTGTATAATCTAGCGCCCTAATTACTTCAATCTCTTCTTTGTTGAAATTGCTGTCAATATAAGCCATGTTGTCATAAGAATCTAAAAGATAAAGGATAATTTCAACGGTTTCTTCCATAGTTGTAAAAACACCGTCAATATGCACATCGCCTTTAATACAATTAAGTATAGTTACTATCCCGGTTGTTAAATTGATTGTGTATTCTGATGTAATAGTCAAATACCGGTCTACATCTCCAGAACCTAACTGACCTTTAAAGTAAACACCGCTAACGCTCTGTATAGCCCCGATTGAAGTATCACATATTAAGTAATCAAAACTTGCGGCGGTTGCATCAGCCCGAAGGGGTACGGCTTTAACACCGCTTATAGCGCCTATTGCTATAGTTTTTCTATCGTTAATATAATTATCTGGCAAGTTTGCGAATTCTGCAACAGTGAGAAGATTCTCTCCGATTGTCTGCGTCCAGTTTGCCCTGATATCAATTGCTACTATATTAGGGTTATCAGGATCGCTATAATCAACAGTCTGTACTATCCCTTTTCTAGTCACATTAAAGTCTGAAGCTTCGGCCGCTAATTTATACGGAAACCCTGTTTCTATCTCTTCTTCTGGGCTGTCTGCAATATTAGCCACTAACAAAACCGCAGTATTTCCGGTTATACTATCGGCTATATCATCATATTCACCATCATTATTTTTGATTGATACATCCAGATCACCGAACACAAAAAGCCCGTTTTGCTGGTCGCTAATTGATTCACTTATTGATACATCGCTCAATCGTGGTTCATATGTCACAGACCCAACGGCTGTACTTATCGGATAATTTACCCCGTTTATGTCTACTAATTGCGCTTGGTTTATAAATCCTAACGTTTGCCCTAATGTTACAACGTCGTTGATTATGAAATTGTTATAGTTAAATAATCCTATATAAAGTATTTGGTTTATTGCATCATAATAAAAAGATCCTTCCTGAGAATATAATTCTGATATACTATTAACCTCTGATAGCTGTATTTCGTCATAAGAAGCGCCGGTTATATCAATTTCATCACTGCTTAAAGTAGTATCCCATGTTGCAGAAAATATCGTTTCAATTGGAGATAAAGCCCGATCTTCATCTGATAGGGACATTTTGCGCCAATAGATACCGGCTGAATATGGAGTAAAATATTCTACTATTTCAGTTTTACCAACTTGATAAAGTTCAATTTTCCTCATTTATTTAAACACCTCATTAAAATTTCCTGTAATAAACTGTACCAGAACCAGTGCCCATAGAAGCTCGAAAGTTTACACCATCAGAAAAAATTACATCCCCATTAGTTGTCGCAGAGAAGGTCTGCGCATGGCTTCCTGTTGAGATGACCGCCCACCCCCCATTTACAAACATTTCAATTCGGCTATACGATAATGAGTGTGTAATGTGCTCTATACTATAAATCCCCCGAGGAATAATCGTCGGGGTTGTTGTTAATGCCCATGACGCATCCCCAGGTAAAGGAGTCGGTAATAGATTGCTTGATAAGCCGATACCGGCTGCTGGCGTTAGTTCTATTATTTCGTCTGAGAAAACCTTCCCTGTACTGGCAAGGTCAACAAGGGTTAGCCCTCCGACAAGATTAACACCTGCTCCCGGGGTTAGCTCTTCTATTTCATCAGTAAGGATCTTATTTGTAGCTGCAACTACAGTTGCCGTAACTCCTGAATCTTTAAGAACAACCCCGTCTATATCTACCCCTGCGTCTGTTGTAATTTCATTTATTTCGTCTGTATATAATATTCCATCACTGCCAATTTTTATTGTTTTGCTCTGTGCGATATATTCACTCTTAACAGTATAAACGGCGCTGGCCTTTTCCATCTCGTGAGGTAAAAACTTATCATCTGAATCATACCAACCGGCCTTATTAGCGTCCCATGCTGGAATACTGTCATTTGTAAGTGTTGGGACTACTGAACCACCACCACCGGCAGGGACTAGCTTTATACGACAAGTACCATCAGATAGACCGCCCTCGTCTGTTAGCGCCGTGTCTGCATCGGCTTGATAGAATGAACCACCAACCTCGATGATTGATCCTTCGGCTATTTGCGGTTTAGTTGTGGTTGCATCCCAGTTTGTTAATGTGAATATGGGTATAGATAAACCATGCCCGAGCATATTGCCGGTTGATCTGAGTACTAATTCTGTCCACTCCGAACTATCACCCAATGTTGTCGGCGGGTTTGTTATCAATAATAGTGCCATTAGAAACGCTCCTCTAATCTGTCTGATATAGCATAATTCAACGTGTTTTTATTCTGCGGGTATGGTACTGAATCACTAATTAAAACCCCGTATTTCGGTCTATATAAAACATTGTCATACGAATCGACATATTCGATTATTACAACTGGGTCTATATTCTGTTTTTCCAGTTTGATTGCTGCATAATCATTAAGCTTATCATAAGTCAAAAGCATCGTGAAATCAACAGATAAAGCGTTATATGTTTTACCACCGTATTGTTGACCGGTTGGTGATAATGAGGAATTAGAAAAGATATCCATTGAAGCATTATGTCCAAACTCCACATAGGGAATATCTAAATAAACACCGCAATATAAATACCCGACAAATAAAGATCCTAGTGTTGCATCTGTAATCGATACCCGCCAGTATTTTTTATTAAGTGTTGAGCCTAAAAATATAACCTGGTTTAATGTGCTGAATGTTGCCATTGTGACTGTGGCGTCTGGGCTGTTTATGTCTATATCTGAATATGACACCTCGACAACTGCTGAACTGCTCAGATTAGAACCGCATAATGATATCATATTTATATCTGGAATTGTTCCGTTAAAAGTAAAATCAATGTCAGTATCATTTGTGAGTGTTACCATTTTATCAGTCAATTGGAAGTTCTTTAATTTCTCTGTGAATGTTGCAGATAATACATTGGTTGCCGTTACATCTGCGGCTGATATATTTGAATCACCTAAAATAATCATTTTACGCTCCTTGAATCTATCACCAGTGTACCATTTTTTGCACCGTTAGCAACTGCATCAAGAATAGGTTTTTTATCAAGGTTAACAATTATACGCATATTTGATGAATTCCCGGAATTGCTACCACCCTGTATGAACTTCATAAGACTTTGCTGGTCTGCTCTGTTAATTATAGCTTCGCCTGAATCTGCCATAACTGGGACTCTATCACCCATAAATTGACCACCAGGGACAACACCACCGGCTGCAAATGAAGGAAGCGGTGTTGCTGCTATTGCTGCCGCCTGTATTCCACCTGTAACTCCTGCGAGAACTGACAAAACAATACCTGGTAGTCCTCCAGGATTTGCTAACATCCCAATAATAGCCGATGCTGTACTAATCCCAACATCTAAAAGCCCTATAGCTTTTTTCCTTCTTGCTCCATCTCTTGCCAACTCTCGTTTTTTATCATCAAGGGTTTCTTGTGAAGCTCCCTCATCTTCTAGCCTTTGGAGTTCTGCGTCTCCGTTTGCTGTAGATAGTGCATCAATAGCAGATAAAAAACCTGAAGCTGCCTCAAAATATGAAAACGCTAGGTCTATTTTCGCCTGCGCTTCAATCCTTGCTTGTTCGATTCTTTCTTCAGATGCAAGTCTGTCTTCTTCCTGGAACACCACAAGCCTGGCGGCCCTTGAATCTATTTCACTATGAAAGATCTCTGTTTCTTTATGTAATATTTCGGCTCTTTCTTCTGCTGCTTTTCTCTCAATCTCTAGGGCTTCTTCAGTTACAGCTAAGTCTTCTGTTTTGGCTTCTGTTACTGAATTGATCCCCTCTGCTAATAAAATGTTTGATTCTATCTGTTCCCGCTCTGCAATGACTGCATCTTCGGCAGCTTGTGTACCTAATTTCCTTAATACTAATTCATCCCGTAGGTCACTAACTGTATTTTCAGCTATTCTTATCGCTGCTTCTTTCTCTTTGTTTATCTGCCCTATTTGTACTTCTGAAAGATGCCTGGTATCTAAGACCTGATTCTCAGCTGCGTCAATATTTGCTAATGCCTGGGCTAACGCCTTTTCTGTCTTGTCCTGCTCAATCTGTTTTAAAGTTAAATCTTCTATGGCTGTTGCAGTCCCTGCAATAGCTTTTTTTCTTATTAAATGGGCTGTGATACTGTCATTTATTGATTCTACTTCAAGCCTTAAACTCTCCCTATAAGGTGTCATCGCTTCGGAGATCACTCCCCCGATTGTTTCGAGTAAATCACCGAAAGAATTACTTAATTGCTTTGATACACCCTCAGCAGTCAATGCAACCGCTTTTGATACCCCGCCGAATTGTGATTCAAGTTCATTAAGTATAACGCCCTGAGCACTTGCAACATCGCCAGCCTCAACAAAACTTTTAATTAAATCTTTCTGGCTGTCTGTGAATTGTATACCAACCCGAGTTAATGCAGCAATTCCGCCAACCGGATCATTCAACGCTTTACCTAATTGAACAGTAGATGATTTTAAATCCTGCCCCATTGCTGTTGATACATCAAGAATAGATTCTAAGGCTCGCGGGAATACATCCCCGCCAATATCTTTAAATGTTAATAGAAGACTTTCAGCCCCTATAATAGCCTCATCTCCGAATGTTGTTACTTCTTGTAGCCCTGTTGCCATCTTTTTCAGCTCGTCGGCTGTTAATCCCGCGGCTGAGGCGGTAGCAATCAATGTTGCATCGAGCTTTGTCTCTGCTAATTTCTGAACATTAAATAGATTCTCCGCTGCTTTACCCAGATCAAATAGTTTTTTAGCTACAACGGCAAACCCGATACCGGCAAACATACCCGATAAAGATTTTCCTAACGAGGCTGTGCTTTTACCAAACTTCTCGGTTTCTTTCTTTGATGTTTTTATTGATTTATCGAGCTTCTTGTTATCACCTACAATTTCGACCCGCATTGATCCTAATAAATCACTAGCCATTATATCAAGTCTCCATATAAGCTTTTAAGCTCTTTGCGCTCTGCTACTTTGCTCTCTACGTCCTCTTTATCTTCAAACGTAAATCCATGCAAAACATGATCATATTTATATTTTACAGACCATAGAAAAACTATCTCTTCTATAGTCAATTCTTCCATTACATAACGTTTTTTGTATCCGCAACAGACAATGAACTCCGCAATAATTCCGCTAATTGTTCTGGGCTTAGTTTTTCCATCAGTATCATCATCGCTTCCGCTGCTTTTTCCTGCTTTTTCAGCTCTTTTTTTTTAGTACCGATTATTGGTTCTAAGGCATCATCAATAAACTGTGATAACTCTTTGATTCCCAAATGCTTAAGGATATATTTCTTAGTTAACATCTGTCTATTTACCCAGTCAAATGTCTTTAGGATTCTGAAATCCTGTTGTATAAGGATAAAAGCAACATCCAACATAGCAAGGTAAAAGTCATAATCTGTTAATATAGCCTTGTTTTCGTCTGATCCCTTTACACTAATCTTATTGAATAGAGCAGTAGCTTTTAAGGATCTTTCAGCCGATACCCATATTTTAAATTTCTTTTTCCCGATTGATAAAAACTTATCTTCCGGTACTAATATTTTCAAATCTTCGTCCATTTCGCTCCCCTTAAAAATGCGGCCCCCAGGAGAGAGAGGCCGCAGCGAATTATGAAATCACTGAATTGTAATTTCTTGTTACCTTAAGATTCTTCCCGTCTACTCTGTCGGGGTCGCTCTCACCGATAAATCCCATAGGGACTACAACGGCTGGGCTGGTGTCGTCTTTGTTTTTGGCTGTGAATGTTTCACCAACATTAACGATACAATAGAAAATGTCATACTCTGTAACGTCCCAATATTTCGCACCAACGGAAATACTAAGCTCTGCTGCAACTACCGAATCGGCTGTATCAACAGTTCTGTTTGTCAGTCTAAGTCCGATTCTTCCAGCTGCTACAAATCCACCTGTGAATACTTCTTTAATCACTGATGGTGTATAAGCAGAGATAATAACCATATCCTGCGCTAATGTTGTAATTGTTGCTGAATCTGTAAAAACTACAAACCATTTATGAGTGCTGGCGTCTTTCTGCAATACATAATCATCTCTTACTGTTAATGTACTATCAACACTTCCCGTAATACTTGTTATTGATGGTGCTGTTCCGTCTGCTTCTTGCCCTGCAAGTTCAACAGGTACATCATATGCCCATGAACCGCTTGTTACCGTCTGAGATCCCGCCGCTACCGGTGTTCCTGCAGTGTCTACAACTGAATCAATCCCGCCTCTCATAGCGGCAAGTTTGTCTAAATCATATTCCCACATATTAAATGTGGCTGCTACTGTCTGTGATGCAATACCGTCAACTCGTCTAGGTTTAACCGCATTATCCGGTTCACCATCTAAAGGGGTGATTGTCTCAGTCATTACAATTGAGTCGGCAGCACCAACCCCTGTAAAAGATACAAAATTATCTGTTGTGTATTGAATCGCTGCTGACCCGACTACAACCGATTTCTCATTTAAAACCGTAGTTTGATTTAATCCCATTCTAAACTCCTTCCCGTAATCGGGTACTATACATATGATAACCTATTTTTATATATTTATCTATATTGTATTCTTAATTCAACTATAACACCGCTTTGATCTGCATCGTTTACATTCCCCGTGATAGAACTATCGAATTTGCCTGCAAATCCATCGACACCGCCCTGTGAGTCTCTGAAGAACGCATTAAGGGCAATTGCAACCTCTTGCGCCTCGTTTTCTGTCTTTGCATAACATGAGGCTGTAATCCTACTATCTGTTATCCCAAATTGAACATCTTTGTTTAAACCGCGGAGTGATATCGCGGGCAAATTGGTTTGTTCTTCTGGGAATGTCCCGATTAACACAAGAGGGAAAGCTGTATCTGATCCACCACTTTTAAACATTCCGAGTAGATCAGTGATTGACGTTTCCTCTTGTATTAATTGTAATGTGGCTTCAATGTCATTCATTTGATAAAATCCTCGTCAACTTCAATACATGATAAAACAACTAAATATTTAATAATCTTTGTGCTGTTTTCCGCTTTGATTTCCTCTATCCATTCACCTAGTTTTGGCAACCCTTTTGTTTTAAAAGTACCGGAGCCGTATATTTCGCCATTTGCCAGAACTAATTTATAGCTGACATAATATATTTTTGTTTTAGTCAACATATTTACTAGCCTTGTATCGTTTCTTGAATATATTATTTATTGCCCTGATCGAAGAAAAAAACGCTGGTCTTAAAAATGGATGTGCTGGTGTTCCTGGATGATTTACTTTTTTAGTGAAAATCCTTTTCCCGCCAATCATAAATGATAGATATTTTTTATTCTTTGGCAATATTACGTGTGGTCTAGTCCCAAATTCCTCATGTGGTGCATACTCAAGAGGAGTCCCAACATATGCAGTTATCCCTTTTACCAATCTAGTAATAGACTGTCTTAACGTCCCGCCGTTTTTCTTGCCTACATGAACCTTTTCTTTTGCTTTCCCTTCTACTAAAATGGCAGATTCTTTTAATGCTTTGATATTTTCTCTGTCGAAATCTGCCATGGCTGCAACCCCGTTCCATTCAAGTTTACTCTTTATTTCAAAGCTCATGAAACAACCTTGCGTATAGCTGTAAACTGGATTACTTCACCCATACCCATAATGTCATTAGGTGTGTACATTTTGAACTGAGTTAAAACGCCGTTTAATGTAATTTCGCAAACATCTGAATCTGTAAGTGTTCCTGTTATCTTTGCAGGATCTATAACTATTGAATGGCTAGAAGGATTATTGATTTTATCGTTTGCTAGAACTTCAGTAGCTGACAACATCCAAACCACGGCAGAACCGTTATATTTAACAAGTCCAGTACTGTATACTGGATGCCCTGCGCTGTCAGTGCCCGTCATAGCGCCTATACCTGTAATCTTAACATTGGTTACAGTTTCGCAATCATAATCATCTAGCCATGCCATTAGTGCCCACCTTGATATACTGGAAACGCTTTGACGAACCATGCTGGCATGCCAAAACGGTTATCAATATCCTGGTCTTTACCTGAAAACGATTTAGCCGATGGCCCGATTGATCGTGATGCAAGTGAATTAGTAGGAAGGCTTGTAGATGTTGAATTGATAAGATACTGTATCCCTTTTGCAATTGTTGTTTGCATCCCGATTGTAACACCTATGAACATCTGATTACTACCGTTGGTTTCTGTTGGTGCTGCTGATAATTTAATCACTGGCACTGAATAAGAAACATCGTCAAATGATACTGTGCCACCATTATAGTAGATCTCGTCAATATAACAATCTGCTGGTATTCCTGTCCCTTCTATCAACTGGCCAACCTGGATATATTCCTCAAGATCATCAATAACATAATTATTGTTTATTCCTGAACACCAGACACGCCCTGATCTGTATGAATAATTTTTACCACAATACACAAAGCCTGAGATGGGTACATATAATACATCTTCTGTAACATCACCGGATATTTGATCATTATATCTATAGTTTGATATCTGTTTTACCTTTGAGTCTATGATAGGGATATTTGCAGTTATAGCCGCATCGCTTGCAGTGTCGGAGATTCCTAGAAGTGTTTTTGTTTTTGGTAATGTTATTACTTTCATTTCAACCCCTTACTATATATACTACAACATATGATCAATAAATGTAATCAATGCGGTCAATGTTGCACGAAAACTCATGTAGGCGAAAAAGCCCATCTTTTAGTTCTAAATAACAATAGTCTAAAAGGAACATTAAAATTCATTTCTGAAAACTGGGTATTCCAAAATAAATCAGTTATGAAATTCGGTGCTAAGTTCTACATTTATTCCTGCAAGCTCATCAACCCTGATAACACATGCTCTATTCATGGCTCACACCCTTACATTTGTTCCGGGTATCCCTGGTATGAATCAGAAGGATCAAACATCTGGGACAATCAGCCGTGGGATTATCCTGGGTGCGGGTATGAACTTGACCACTATAAAATGAGGCTCATTAGAACCTTACATTTTATTATTGAGGATCAATCTACAACATGCCCTTGTACTACTGAATAAAATGTAACAAGATCTGTTAAATCATCCTGTATAATAATTTGTAGTTGGTCGTTAGTAGTTGCCTCTAATCTCAAAACCACACCGTTCTTACTTTGCCCTCCGAATGTTCTACGTGACCGAAACCCATAAAACCCCTTTTTAGCATTATCAGCATAAGATGCATCATAATTCCTAAGAGCAAACTCTCCGTTTGTTTTAACATTGAAAATATTCTTAGAATGTCCGTTTACTTGCCTTAACACTAAACCTTTTGGTAGTGCTGCAATTCCACCAAAAAGGCCATCATCCATTTCCGCTTCATCTACCATACTAAATAAGATTCTTACTATATCCCACTCCTGCCCATCGTCTAAGTTCCCCGGCCCAACTCTAAATATTACCGGTGTAACTGACCCGTCGACATTCATGTTTCTGTTGCCAAAAGAACATCCACCAGCGGTAGAAAATGCGAAGTCAAAAGGTGTATCAATTGTAAGAACTAGAGAGTTTATTTCTAATATAATAGCTTGGAAAAAGTTTGTGCCCTCCTGAAAGCATAAAACATGCCCGGCTACCATCCCTGTTGTGCTAACTACAGATACTGTTAAATCATCGATATCGACCGGTGCTGATATCTCAAAAGTACTTATTTGATGAAACATATACAGATCAACAACAGTTGTTGTTTGATCCTGGATATTTACATCTAGCCCACCATTTGGGTTTAATGCACCGTTTTTTATGTCACCGATTAGTTCTGTGGTTCTGTCTACGCTCATAATTAAACCTCAAGAAGATCTAATAGTACTTCTTTTTTATCTCTGGGATTATGTTTTATTCCTGCTTCTGATAACAGTGCTAGAACTTTTTTTTTGGTTAGCTCTTTTTCATCAGATACAACTATCTTTTCAGGTGCTGGCATTGCTCCTGATTCTTCGGTAATATATCCGCTTAACCTTAATAGTCTAATTTCTTCGTGGTTTGCTGTTTCGTATTCAGGTGTCTTTTGAAAATCAACTATCATTTTTCTTTTAGCTGAATTATATATTGATCCATAACCTTTAAAAATCATGATATCTCCTTGAAAAAAAGAGGCTAATTAAAGCCTCTTATACTATGCTGTGAATGTTTCTACTGATGTACCGCCGGTAACTGTATAGCCTAAGATAGTCATGTTTGCGACTGTCAACGTGTCGGTTTCGGTGTCTGCCCATGTTGCCGCTGTTCCTGAGACCACCACTGTTGTCTCACCTTCGACTAAAGTTATTGTAGTAGCAACTATAGAAGCTGTACCGCCTCCATCGTCTGCAATAGAAAGGATTGTAGCAACGGCTGTATTAAGCCATTTATGCACTTCGCCCGCTGCTGTCTGTACTGATATTTTGACATCTCTTGTCCATGCGGAGGTGGTCGGTGCTGGCGCTACTGTTTCGGGATCTATTACAATTACCATATCACCGGCCATTGCTTTCGCTTGTAGTGCTATATATTCTCTAAGCTCTGGCTGAATCCCTGGCATGTTTTCAATATTTCTTGCTGCCATAATTTACTCCTAAAAAGGGGCTGTAAAGCCCCTATTATTTATGATGATGTAGTTCCTGTTATTGTTCCATGGAAATAAGAAGATCCATAATCAATCCCAGCCTGAGCAAATAATTGCCAATCTTCACCGGCTCCTGTTTTTGCAAGAGGCTCAAGGATGACTCTATCATCTCCGGTAGGTTTACCGACTACAGGCTGAAATGCTATAGCCATTTTAGACATATCAAGAACCGCAATAGTTGTTGCTGGGACTCTAGGAACATAAACGATTTCAAAGATTCCGAAGTCAGTTTCAATCAGAGTAATGTTTGATCCACCGATATTTCTATCAGTAGGAACATAACTGTAAATGTCACTTAACAATGTTTTATTGAAAGAGTTGCACATAATTGTGTGAGATCCACCCTGATCAAAAGCACCATTATCAGCCATTTTGATTAAAAGACTATCCATAATAGGCTTAGTGATATCAACAGATCCGGCTGCTACTGTATTAGTAGTTGAGCCAGTGATCACACCTCTTGTCTGATAGCTTACGTTTGCAGCTGTTGAAAGCGCATAAGTACCATTTAAGAAAGTATATTCCATGTCCATTTTCATCTGATCCATATGTCTAGCTGTCTGAAATGCTAATTCATCTGTTACAGGGTTTGATCCTGCTTCATCATAAGCAAAGCCTGAAGTACTAACTTCAACTCTTTTCATTCTTCCTGCTGAAGAAAGTTTAGCATAAGATACAGACACTTTAGACTGGAAAATCTGGGCAACGTTTTTCTCATTGCTTCTAACATAGCTTAATGCTGTAGGTGCGGAAAGAGAATCTGTTTCGTCGATATCGGGCTGGCTTGCAGCTTCCATGTCATATGAAGAACTCATAGCAAATTCGGGAGACGCTACGTCTCCTGCTGCTGAGATTCTGTCAAGAAAAGGGGTTGCAACTTTTGACGGTGTAAATAGCTGTCCTGCAAAGTTGGGTAAATTCCATAGTGTTCCGGCTGTAGTATTTGCCATTGATTACTCCTATACACCCTTTGGTGCATTTTTTAGCATTTGGAGCTTAAGAGCCAGGTCTGAATTCCCCGATTTCCTTGCTTCCATTATTTGTGAATCTATATCCTCTATTTTCACCGATGATGTCTTTGGCTTAATAGGTGAATATTGATCTTTAATTTTATTACTCAATCTTGTTGTAATAGTCTCATTCATCCAACCGGCATATTCTTCCAGCTTCCCTATGGCATTTTCACCATGGATCGCAAAATCACGGGCCTTAATTGGATCAAATTCTAATTCTTTTGCTTTGACTGATAGCTCATCTTTTAAATCAGAAAGCTTTTGACTGTTGATAGATTCATGTTTCCACTCTTTCAACTCTCTAATTTCTTTCTGTTCTGCAGTCTCTTTAGGGTTTATTTCTGCCCTGATCCCTGCCTCTTTTTCTTTCCATTCTGCTAACATTTTACCAGACTTAAAATTATTCACGCCGGTTTCAACACTAGACCGATTTACACTATCATAGGCGCTTATTGCATGGGGCACTTTCTTTAAAGTCTCAATTATATTGCCTGCTGTCAGTTCGGAAAGGTTCGTATAAGACCCTATCTGCTCTGATAGCCCACTAAAGTCTGCGTCTTCTTTCGCATAAGATTTCACTATTTCTTCAAGATTCATTTTTACACCTTCCTTGTCTGTACATGCCAAACAAGTAATTATTTCTATAATCATTGTACTACATATGCGTCAACTAATCAATTGTTAAGTAATTCATGCAATTTGAGCATAAAAAAAGCCCCCGTTAAGGAGCTATCTGGATAATCTATCATTTTTATTGTCTTCTCATCGCCTTATCATGCCGGTGGTGGTGGTAATGGTTGCCAGTGGGTAATCCCGTATAAAACAAATCCTTCAAGTCTTATAAATTCATCTGCATAATATCCATCTCCAAATACATCATCTCCGTCATATACAATACATTCACTATCAGGTTCAGGTAATCTATCTTCAACGCTTATCCATTCCATAATCCCCCCTTATCATATCTCTGAGTATTTCTAGTGTATTATGATCTCAATCGTATCTGTTACCATTTTCTGAACACTACACTTTAAAGTTGTATCATTTGAAAATATTGCGTTCTCTGCTTCTATCAAAGCCTTAACAGCCTTCCTTAGATTCTCGGTTTGCTGTTGAACTTCTTCTGTTCTAAATACACCCTTATTTGACGTTGACCCGTTTAATGGCTCTATTGGTTTTATCAACTCTTTTAATTTATCATCTGTCATATTATCCCCCTATGCTATCTGGTTTCCCGTAACAAGTTGCTACGATAATCTCGACTAATGGCTCTTCTGTAGATTGATCTGCACCTTTTATTGAGTGGTGTTCCATCAGTGCCCATTCATGACGTGGGATCATTTCTCCATATCTTGCGTAAACAGGAGCTGAATTAGGATATGTCTCTCCTGTCCTATCTTCCCATTGCTCTACTGTTTCGTGTTTGATCTCAGGTGGGTTGTCAATATAGTCTCCAAGCTTCCTATTGCCATCCATCAGCTCATTGAATCCATTCTCTGAAATACCACCACAATTATAATTATCAATAATAGCCTGTTCAATATCTATCTGGATTTCTCTCAACTTCTCCATATATCCTCCGGTTTATCCGAATATTCCATTTATCAAACCAAGTCTGAATTGCTCAACCATATCTTCGATTTGCATTTCATTAGTTAATACAGCGGTTTCTATAGCACCTCTTGGAAGGTCTTCGTCTTCTTTGCGGTCGTAATACAGAAAATCTCCAACAAGATCTTTTACAGTATTAAGGATTAACTCTTTATTCATCTCTCTAACCTCTTTACTTCAAACAGTGGTTTTAATGTATCTTTTATTTCATTGTATTGCTTGTCTAGTTCCAGTAGTGGTTTTATCAGGGATTCTGCAAGCACCTGTCTAAACGTAAAATATATAATGTCATTCCGTTTACTATTAACCTCATCAACAGATATGTTTATCAATATAGGATTATGGAAAAATGTTGCATACGAACGCAATTGCTTATATCCATTCGTTGATCCTTTCTTAAGTTCAATGATAACATCTCTGCCAGACTCGATGTCTTTTGCTAAAATATCAACCATATCCCTGTCTGGAAGAACATGTTGTGATTTTACGAGATGATACGTCATCCCAAGGCTTGAATTGTCCCAGTTATTAATTAATAATTCTTCATAGTCTTTTTCTGAAACGTTAGTTTTTTTCTTTTTAGAATTTCTCCATGCCAACGTTAAGGTATATTGCAAATCTGAAAGATAATAATATAAACCACTCCTGCAATGTAGCTCACAAGATATATCTTTACACGTCTGGACTAGATTTATTAAATCAAAGTCTGTTGATAAATCTTTATTGTCATAATAACTTTCATACCCCATTATTATTGCATTATGTATTATCCTCTCTGTATAATCTGAGTTATGATCACTTAAATATATAGGGATGGATGGCAGTTTTTTGATAATGTCCTCTATGTCTTTTATCATTTCCCTAACTCCTTGAGTCCTTCATTTATCTGCATCACAATATATGCACTGACAGACATATTAAGATAGTCTGCTGCTTCTTTGATCCTTGCTTTGTATTCAGGCAAACATCTTATCTGGATTGCCACTTCTTTTTTGTCCATAATTACCTCTTGATATAATATTATTACATATTTAATATATTTGCAATACTTTTGTTTGACTTATCTGTTATCATGCTGTAGTATTTAATTATCAATAAATTATAGGAGAGATTATGGATAACAAGATCAATTTAAAAGGGATTGATAAAGCTGTTATATTAGCAAAGCTTTACAACAACTCGAAAGTACAGGGGATGGGCTTTCTCCAGGCACAATCAGGAGATATGACCACTGAGCAAGCAAGGGACTTGCTAAAAGAGTCTACTTACTTTGATTACCTTCACGGGAAGATTATGAAGGTCGATCTATCAGGGGACTCTTTTGACCCATGGCTCTATGATCGGGACAATGGGAAAGGGTCGGCTATTAAGGCTTGTATGTCATAATAAATCAAACCTACCGTATCCATACCGGCTTACGGTAGTATCAAATATAAGGTGGTAGAGAATGGACGATGATGAAGCATTAGATAAATGGATTAAAAAACGTTACCCTATCAGACATGGATTTAATAATGCTGACTGGAAAGCCATAAAAGAATGTGAACAGGAATCCACAGAGTTTAAATTAGCATGTGCAGTGCAGGAGCTTAAAGAAAGCATTAAGGATGCATTACCTAAATGGTTAAAATGGGTTATCTAACTACTAATAGATTAAACAGCATCATCCCGCTTTGAATCATTGGAGTAGTACCCGTTACCCTTAAGGGCAAACGCTCCACCGTATACCTTTTTTACAGTCATTCCACATTTACATTTTGTCTTATCGTTCTTTTCCCTGAACTCCTGGAAATCACCGCAGTTGTTACAGTGGTATGTGTATAAGGTCATTTAGATACTATTCTCCCTTGATCGTTATATTTCAGTTTGTGCTTTGTCATCCAGTCATCGAAATTGTTAAACGTTGCGTCTGTGTGTTTGCCTGTTGCTGGATCTCTTCCGGTCCTTTGCCCTGGTGGAGTCCCTGGAACTACATCAATGCTTGTACCACGCTCATTAATATCATAGGCGGCAACGCCTGAATTCCCGATTATCATGACTTCCAACCCACCAGGATATATAAAAGGCTGATTACCTGGAACCTCTTGATCGTCAATCTGGGCTGATTGCTCCCGGGTATTACTATCTAGCGTTTCAATTACTTTCCTGTTGAGCTCCAATCCTGCATCAATAGCCGCCTGTGTGTTGGCAAATGCCCCGCTGTTCATATTCCTTGCGCCTTCGGTTCTGGCTATCCTCAGAGCGTTGCTGGCTGATACTTCCATGCGTTCCTTAACATCATCTGTGATATCTTTGAATACTTTTTGCAGATCCTTTGCTGTTTTGACTGATGATTTGCCCTTCAATAGTCCCTGTGTAATAACCTCTTGTAATTTCAGGAGGTCTTTTTCTCTGTTGTCCATGAGCGTCTTTATCAGTGTTCCATGTTTCGGAAATGTCGGCTTTAATAGTTTCTTCTGTGCTTTTGTGAGTGAGTCCCAGACTTTAGGCGTTCCCAGTACTGAAGATTCAATGGTTGCTTTATTCAGCACCGCAAAGTATGTAAAATCATGTATCCCATGAAAAGCATCTGCACTGAACCAGTTAACAGCATACATATTTTCATAGTACTTATTGCTTAGTGCAAGAGTAGAGGATTCAACTTGTAGTAACCCAGCCTTCCCTGCTGCATCGTTGTAAAATCCTGCTATCTGAGATTTAAGAGCTGATAATCGGCCATGTTTGACAACCTCATTATAGTAGTCCTCTGGTTTAACAGTAGATATCTTGTTTTCTATGGCCTTGAGTGATTTTGCTATATCCTCATAGGCTTTTTTATATTGATCGGTTATCTGCTTAGAGATACCGATAGGAACAGGGTTGCCGTTTTTATCCCTGTTCCATGCGCCTATCAGGTCTTTAGTTCTTTGTGTTGATATCTCTTGTAAATCCTCAAGTGTTGACATTATTCAGTAACCTTTGATTTCTCATCCCCTGTTTGTTTGTTGCCAAGTACTAATTCTGCCTGCTGTTTTGACATATTCAGAAAGATCATTAGCTGATTAATTGCCGCTTCTCTTGTTATCCCGCCAGCATCTAATGGAAGGCCAACCAATGTAATAATATCATTTGCTGCCTTAATCTGGATACCTGATAGCTTAACCGCTTCTGTTGCTGCTGCCGGTTCTTCTCCGTCAATTCCTGTAGCGTCAAAATCTACTGTGCTTGCTGGCAATTCACCTTTCATCAATTCCAGCTCTTTATCTGCATTAGGTATAATCTCTTTAGGGAGAAACCTTATAGCAGATTCTCTAGATATAACACCTGCTAATAATTGTAAGATTTCAGCCTTTGCTTTCATGTCTACCGGTATGTTTCTTTTGGCTGTAACCACTGCTTTATAGTCTGTGATATCTATACTTGCTGTGGATGCGTTATATAGATCACCATATAGTTGTAATCTCCGGTCTAAACCCTGGTTAAAATATGTCTGGATCTGTGAAGCTTTAAACTCCATGCCCATAAGCTTAAATGCTATTGCAATTCCAGATTGATCACCACCTGCAAAGGCTTCGCTAGTCATATCAGGATCTTTTATTGATTTGTGGAATAGTCTCTCGAATCTGTCCATAAGATCGCTGTAAAATTCCTTGATTCCACCGAACTCTTTTTGAAGATATTCTGGCCAGTGAGAGACTTCCTCTCCCAGCTCATCCAATATGCTGATATCACCGTCACCTAGTTTTTTGGCTAATGCTGTTGACACTTTTTTACCAAATAGCATAATCATTGCATTAAACCTATCAACTTCATTCAATGATTTAGATAGTACATTGTCATGGGCATCAATAAGGCTCTTTTCAGCTTCAAAATAAGGCATTGACCGCCGGTTTGATCGGAAAACGTTTACAGGTACAATCTTGTAAGGATATCTGGTTTCCTCTTCTGATCTTGCCCAGGCTCCTGCTGATTTTTTCTTGATCCATGTCTCTTTATATTCAGGAAAATATACATCTGCTGTGGTGCTGTCTATCTGCGTTGTAAAATGAACTGCTGATAATAGCTCTTGTTTTAGGTCTGTAGAATGATTTAGCAATATCTCTGAATTAGGTACTATCTTATATTCGGCTGTAAGTAATCCACCAGGTAGATTCTTTTCGTTTGATGTCCACCATAGCTCATATGATTCACCTTGATTCAATGATTCTTCGTATAGCTCAGAGTTTTCCAGATCAACTTTATTGTAGGTATCCATTGTCGTCGCATACTCGATAAATGGGTTAACTACATCCGTAACCTCTTCTTTGACTTCTACCTCTTCGTAAGCTGTTGTTACATCTCCAGCACGTCCAGCATATCCTGTCATATCCTCAACGGCTGATTTAGCTAGTGGCGTGGGTATTCGATTATCGGGAGATTTCCCAGGCTGTTTATCCAGTATAGCGGGATTATTCCCTATTACATACCGTTCGTTTTCTGCTATTGTAAGCCGTTTTAATTGCATTTTTGAATATAATGTATCTAAATCTTCTGAGTTTATTGCCATGTTATACCTCTTTAGTGAAAACTTTGCTCACTTATATAATACCTTCTTTTAACCAAACTTGCAAACGAGTCTGGAGCATCATCATGCCCGGCGTTCTCGTTATAGTCCATAATTTCCGCTATATATGCAGTGTCGCCGTTATCCAGATCAAATATCACATCTTTCCAACGTGCTTTTCCGTATGTGGATATCTTATAGTATTTGTTCATGCCCTCATGGTATCCTGTCCCTGAAATACTCGTTAGCCTGGAAAGGTCTTTTCTCAAGAATCCTTTATCGGCGTTATTCTCACAGTCATAAGAATGGCACTGATAACGCTCCATTTTAGACACTATCTCGTTATAATGCTTATCGATGTGACCTTCCATCATCCAGCCTATAGTGTGCAGTTTGCCGTCCACCTCTGCAATTATAGTCAGTGCTGTTCTGTCCTCTCCACCATAAGCAGCGTCTATATGAGCCTGTGTGCTTGCTCCTACTGGAAACGCTCCATACTGTGGCTCTGGGAATAATATGTCACCGTCGGCAATATGCTTAAGCTCATAGTTTGCAGCAAATAGAGAAGGGGGAAGAATACCTTTTCTTTCCTCTATCACTTCAGGTGATAATATCCCGGTCTCATATACCGTGTAAGTGTCTGGTCTCGGCATTACTGTAAAAGCATCATCTTTATGCCATGGCGTGCCCGTGTTGAATATCCTATGGTTATCTTCAGATGCAATATTGATCAGCTCGTGATATTGGCTTTTGGTTGCTTCTCGCTCTGCAGTAGATACGCGGTCTTTTACCGTGATTATATCATCAGTAAAAACAGATCCATGTTTACCGGTTATTGATGATTTTAAACCCATACCTAATAATTGCCGTCCCATTTGGCCCTTATATGTTGATAGTTCATATTCAGAATAATTGTCTACTGCTGGTGTGGGATAAACTCCGTATATAGATTTGAATAAGGTTTGGACAATAGGCTTCTGCATATTCCTAGAAACAGCTTCCAGGACGTCTTTGACATCTTCGGCTGTTTTCCTTAAAAATATGATATTCTCTTTAGGCTTTAATATAAGCCATATTGTTAATGCAATAATTAGGCATGTTGTTTTGTATGATCCCCTATGTGCTTGTAGTGTTCCGTTTTTCTTGAGCATTACCATTCTGATAATCCAGTCTTTGTGTATCGTATCATTCAGCTTAGTGAATCCCAGCTCATGAGCAAACGGTATCGGGTTATCTAGGATCTTTGATAATAGGTTTATGCTCATTTGCTCTCGTATAATTCTTGTAGTTTATCCAGTACTGTTTCATCTATATCAAGTTTAATATTTCTGTTCTCTGTCCACATTGCAAGATATTTACCTAACATTTCAAGTGCCTTTAATTTATCATTGATTCTAACGTCTATAACCTCTCCATCTTTTTCTATTAGGTCTATCCCTATCCCAGTAAATGACACATCTTTAAGCTCTTTTATTATCCTATGTTTTAAAACTGATTTGCTTTCTTGCATGATATCATCAAGCTGTTTATCTATATATCCTTTGATATTAGGTTTTCTTAGGTTTTCAAATCCTATTATTTCTGCTGAATCTTTACTGTAACCTGATCTTATAGCCGCCTGAGTAGCGTTTAAGTCTTTTAGGTATTCTATACAGAATTTCTTTTGTTTTTCTGTCATATCTTATTTTACTACTTTTTTGTTAATAGGTCTATTCTCTTGTTCATAGATGTATTTTAGGGCTGCTTCTTTGGCTTGATCTGGCCATAAATATAAATCACCATTAAGCTGATACTTGCAATTCATAAATGGTTTCCATGCTATAGAGCCACCAGTATCAGGTGATATCAATATCTGTATCCATATGTCAGAAATCATATTTAACCCCTCTATAGCTCGCTGTAGTAGGAGTGGGTATCTAGCTTTATTTTTAACTATTAAATATTCTCCAATATACATCTGATCTGGGCACTCTATATCATGCATTTTTTCTACATGTCTAAACCCTTCAGCCCTTTCACACATCCATTTAATAAAATCCATGTCCATTATCTCCCCCTCCTCTTTACTATCCTTTTGTGTAATGCTTTTAATTCTCTTTTAGTGTATGTTGTTCCTGTTGTTGGCATTGTCTCCCCTTGTCATATCTCTAAGCATTTCTTCATAACACTCTTCACAGTATGGGCCTGAATCTCCTATATATAAGCTGTCGTCCATTATTCCGGCTATTCCAGTTGCCTCATCACATTCTACACAATATTCAAGACTCATCATCTATCCCCTATAAGTATGTCTATGATATCCATCATTATCTGTTTCTTTATCATGTATAGCTGGTATTTAATTTCCTTCATCACTCTCCATCCTTTTTGGGTTGTTGTTCTATTTTCTCTATTATTGGAAAATAAAGGCCAACTATGATAAATAAGACTCCTGTTATCAACCATAGAAATGTAAACTTGTCATAATCTAGATATAAATCTACGACACCTATAGTAAATTGACATACCCCTTGAATTAATAATAAATACTTCACCTCTCATCCTCCTTGGTATCGACACTGATGTCGGGAGCCGGTTGCCAGTTGTCTTGGTAATAACGACCTTCATCTTCATTTCCTTCATACCTTATGCAATATTCACACTTTGCAGATGATTCTTGGTTCTCTTCATTCCCACAATTCCCACAACACTTCATAGTCTCGATTTGTTTCTCAAGCTCATCATATTTATTTGCTAAATCTGAATAATCGGAAATAGCTTTTTCATATTGCTGTGCAAAAAGCTTTCTTTCCTCATCAACTTCTTTATAATCTTTTTCAAGTTCTCTGACTTCTCCCGCTTTACAAATATCACAGTCAGATTGTCCTTTAAACATTGGAACTGACCTTATCGGTTTTCTATCTTTCATCATGTTACTATCCTTTGTTGACAATTTAACGCCCAGTAAGGTGATATGCGGTTATATAATCCTTGCTGTCTGTTCCCTGTTGGTTTGACACCTGTTGAAAAGCTCATATGATCATCGTGTGAAACAGTTTGTTTCTTATTCCCTACGATAATATTATATTGCTCGGGAGAATAACACCGGCATACAGTGTCGCCGCTTCCATCTCTTCTAATCCTCACACCTGAAATGCCTTTTTCTTTTGCCATGATAACCGCATTGTTAGCCGTTATATGTAGCTCTTTTGCAATCTCAATTGATTTTATATAATAGATCCATTTCTTAGGTTTTATGTAATCTTTAACTAAAATAGCGTCTTCCTCGGTTATATATGCTAATGATCCACCCCTGCCCTGGATTATCTTTTTCTTTTTAATGTTTAGCTTTTTGATTCTGGCATCAATCGTAGATCTGGCCATACCTGTTGTTTCTATTAAATCAATTACTTTTACCACCTCAGCACCCCTTATGTATCAATGCAGCCACCACCGCAAATGTTATCAATGAAAGTAAAGCCCATGTTACACCGTGAGTCAATTTATCAAACACTTGCTTCAGCATGTTTGCGCCTCGCTTTGACTTTCTCTGTAATCAGTCTGGTATTTTCTATACGCAGCTCTTTGTTCTGGTCTCTCTCACGTTTCAGTAATTCCCATAGCTCTGCAATCTCTCGATTCTTAGCAGCTACTTTACCAGACAACACGGCAACAACTGCCGATTCTTTCTTCTTCCGCTTTTTGTTCTTCGGGTTTTCTCTAAACATCTTTCTCATCTGTACCCGTGATTGTATATACCCTACTTTTTCATTGAGTGCGTCAGCACAAGCTCTTGACCCTTCTTTTGGGTAATGCTCATCTAAATAATTATCAATATCGATTAGCCGTTCTTTTGTTCTCATCTTACCACCTTCTGATTAAATACCCCGGGGAAGTCCGACCCACCCCGGGTTTATGAATTTCCAGAAACTATTCTATGCAGCACCTCCATAATTCAGTAACGATTTAATATATTCTCCCATAAGGGATATACCACCGGATAACCTTTGACAGTCTCCGATGATCGGTTAAGAAGTACCACCTCCTCAATTTTTTATATAAACCCTATACAGGATTAAATTTATTTATTAGCCCATTTGAATATATAAAATGCCTTGTTGGTTTCTGAACTTCTATAAAATGATTTACCCTTCCCTGCAAGATAACTAAAATCATATTCAAGGTCATTTACACTGCAGAACCACTCGAAGGCTATCTGGTTTTCTTTCTCTGATTTCATGATACAGCACCGAAAGCACGTTGCAACAGATCTCTTTTCTTGTATAGCTGTGACAATCTTCCATCTTTCCCGATCTCTGTTTCCAGGATCTGCTCATCTAGTTTTTTAATCAATGTGTAATATATAATTTTCATCTTTTACCACCTATTCATAATACTAATCTATTTATGTGTAGTTTACTTGTACTATATGTGTTTTGTTCGTGTTTGTTGTGTGTTTTTCTCATGAAGATTGTTAATTATCATTTCAGCATATTGGAAACAATCGATTTTAATATCCTTTATTTCGCAGTAATTATCAAATATTTCATGTTTTGTCATCTTTCTATAATCCTTATGTCTTCATAAATCACGCTAAATAAAGTGTGGTGTTCCATTAGTTTAGATTCTGGAATTATATACAGTGGCAATTTGTCCTGAAATGTGACACCTCTTGAATCTTTCGTTTCAACATCATATCCAAATACCATTAGATAAACTAAATACTCTTTATCTCTTTTTTCAAAACATACAACTTTTCTTGTTATTGTTCCATTTGGTTTCATCTTCTTCTCCCTGTCATATGATCAATCATTTCTTTGAAGACCATTTCACCCTTTTTGACTTCGCTAGTTCTTCAATGTTTACACCGAAAAATGAAGGCTTCTTATGCCGTTCTCCTTTCTTCTCTGGGAGAGAAAGTCTTTTTTCATCTCTTATGTGCATTGATACAACTAAATTCTTCCCTATCCATTTCATTGGGTCAACGCCGGCACTTTTTATATTATCTGTATATTCCCTTGGATCTTCTGTATATAATTTGAATGCTTCACAGCACACCTTGCATTTACATTCACCGCAAGATGTATTCGGATAATCACTTGTACCGTATTTATCACACTCCGGCCCATGTACATCATTTTGTAAATTGATATCATGATCCATATCAAAGTTAATACATTTATGACAATCCTCTTTTAATATAATCACTTCTTCTGGTAATGATTCACCGTTATATTTTATCAGTTCAGAATCAGTACTGTGACAATTAGGGCAACCACTAGAGCCAAATAGATACGAAGTATTACATCTGATATGATCATGGTATTTTACCTCTCTTCCATTTTCCAGTTTTTCTATACGAAGCTGAGTAAATCCCTTGCATTTGTAATATAGAATATAGTCTTTCTTTTTTACGTACTTTTTTATATATCCTTGCTCTTTTGCATAATCAACAAGTTTCCAAACGTCGAAAGGAGTAGAGTATTTATGAAATGATGGAATATATTCATACATTTCCTGTAGATTATTCTCAGGGCATTTGTCAATAAACCGTAATAGATCTTCTTTAAATACTAAATTTCTATCTCTGTTTTTACTGTCTTTATACTTGGTTGTTAAGTTAAATACAAAATCATCTGCTATCATGCTCGTGCTCTCCTTTCCTCAATCTCTCTTCTTATTTCTGCACGCTGTTCTTCTTCTGTCAATACAATTTCTGATTCGTCTATTTCATCCTCCCATCTTCTTTGATTCATCCATGTTGAAAAATGAGGTACATATCCCTCTTGCCATGATTTAGTTTTCTTTGATTCTTCAATGTGATCAATAAGGGTTTGATTATCAGGAACAGACTCTAGTCTTCTATACTCTTTGTATTTCTTCAATGCTGGAGTTTTCCCTTTTTTCCCTGATGATGGATAATGCAAATAAATAAGATCAAAATCTATATCAATCTTGCTTGGGGATTTATTCCCCTCTTTATTCTTCTTCTTATTCTTTTCTAATTCTTCTTCTAATTCTTCAGATTTGTCATTGCATGTCTTGTTTTGTCTGTGACTGTCTGAGACATGTTGTGACCTATCATGGTTTTCAGCCTCTAATAGCTTTGTAGACGTTTTATAGTTACTAATCATTAGTCTCAATTTCTCTGATCTTGTCTGGGAAGTGTCTAAAAACTTATAAACCTTGTTACATAAAATTGAACCTGTGATTTCATCAATATTGAATAAACCCTGATTTATCATAAAGTTCATCATCTCATTTACCTTAGCTGTATTCCCATTATAGAACTCTGCAATGTCTTCGCAATTCTCCTGAAGATCTGGTAATGGGCTGTCAGTAGATAATGATTCAGTTATTGATTCAATTATCAGATTATACAAACCATATCCCTCTAGTCCGAATTTAGAGATAACACGTTTTATTTTAAGGTCGTTTCTCATGTTCGATTGATGCTTGAAATATTGCATGCTTACTTACCTCTTATCATTGAGCATTTTTTCTACAACAATTTGAAGAAACATTCTTGATACTTTTTTTAAATGAGGATAGTTAACCTCCCTATATTTTTCAAGATCCTTAAAAACATTGTCCGGTATTGATATTGTTATTTTCATTTTAACTCCTTATCTATTATTATACATATTGTTTAACCTTTGTCAATCAATTCTGCTTTTTTTAGTTGACTATTCTTTTATACCGTCCTATAATCTAATCAAGGTGGTAATATGAAAACTAATTATATATATATTATGCATGACAAGAAAACAGATAATTTCAAAGTAGGGATTTCTGTTGATCCACTAAAGAGGGCATTGGTTTTACCAAACGATATTGATTTTAATAAATCAGTTTGCTCTATAGGAGAGGACTCTCTTATTAAGAACGCAGAAAAAGGAGTTCATAGAACATTTTTCAGCAAAAACATAAACCATGATAATAAGTTTGACGGTCATACAGAATGGTTTTGTGGGTCAATCCTTAAAGATGTGACGAACTATTTAAGTGACTACTTTAAAATAAACGACTGGGTTATGTTTGGAGATAGTGAAGCTCTTAAAAAAGAAGAAATAACATTTAGAGAAGCCAACAAGCCAGAAACAAAAACAAGATATTCATATGTTATAGAATTTAAGGATGATTCAGAAGAAGACCAAAACATAGGAATTACAGAAACTGGAGATGATATTGATGAAAACATATTCAATTATACAACGTTTAAAGATCTGTGGAGATGGTTTTATTTGAAAGATTCGGAAATATACAACACAACATATAAAGATGGTAAAAGTAGAATTATGAAGACTGTTACAAGAGATGAAATTAAGAAAATTTATGGGAAAATAGAGGATGTAACGGAACCATTTTAAAGGCATATAAAATGAAATAAGAGAAAAGGAGAAAGTAAAATGACTATAGCATTATGGGTAGTATTTTCCGCATTAGCAGGAGTATACGCAAGCAGTAAAGGCAGATCTGGAATGGGGTATACATTTTTAAGTTTAGCATTAAGCCCAGTAATAGGGTTTATTATTATAGCAATAGCAGGGGAGAAGGCATGAAAAAAATATTGTATGTATTGGCTATTATAGCAATTATATTTATTGCGATGAAGGGATCTTGTTATACACAGGATACAAACATAGAAACTATTTTATCTGAGATTTGGGAAGGCAGGAATTAAAATGAAAGCAGAAATATCAAGAAAGTTTGACTATACATATGCAATAGTACGGAATGAAGGCGGGATGAGTACATTTATGGATCGTGATATTGAATCGATAGAAGCGGCAATTATGAGCCTGGAACGCAATAAAATTCTAGACAATGCAACCAATCAGATAATTGTAATGTATGCAGAAGTCAATCAATAGGAGAGACAATGAGTGAATGGATAAGTGTAAAAGATAGATATCCATATTTAATGCAGACAAAAAACAAAGCCGGAATGTCATCAAAAGATGTATTGATAACAGATGGAATAAGGATAATGATTTATTCTGCTCACTCATTTGATGGTCTTAAAATATCTTTTGGATGTTTAAATGCAACACACTGGATGCCATTACCAGAACCACCAATATCGGCATAATAAAAAAGCCTCTCACATCGAGAGGCTATATTTATCTACGGTTATGTACCTTGTTTAGTATATCCTGCCTGATTGCTTCGATATGATATTTTCCTGTTTGCGATTCTGGATTACTTATTATAGCTTTACTATTACAATCTGAGCATGTGATTTTAAAGTTTAATCTATGGTCAAGTATATACCATCCGTATTTTAAAATATTTGTACTAGAAGGAATTAAAACATGTGCTGCATGTGGGTATATACCATCTCTATTAAAATCTAACTTGCAATAATAACACCTGCCACCTTGTTCTTCACATAGAGAATCTTTCTGCTCCTGCATTGCTTCTTTCTGTTTCCAGGTTAATTTTCTTTTCTGTTTCATCATTCCCCCTCTTCAAGCTTAATA